GTGATGCTGGTGCCGTACTTGTCGGCGAGGTTCTGGGTGGCTGTCGCCGCGCCATCCGTCTTGGTCGCAGCATTCTGCGTCGCGTCGGCGATGTCCTTGTTCTTCTGGATGCCAGCGTCGAGTTGACCGTTCGTGCGGCCGATTGCACCCGTCACCTTGTCGGCAGCGTCGCCGAGATCCGTGTTGGCCTGCACGCCAGACTTCGCGCCCGTATTGGCGATCTTCAGCATCGGCGCCTGCGCGTCGAGGGCAGCATTCACCCGCGCCTGCGCATCGGCATTGCCGAGGGCGGCCTCAGTGATGTCGTTCAGGTTGATGCCGAGCTTGCGACCGGCCTCGAGCACGCCGTCGTCGGCAAGTTTCTTCGCGGTCGACTGGCGGATCGACTCATCAACGACGCCGTTGGACTTGCGCAGTGCGTCGGCGTAGTCGTCGACGGCCTGCTGGTTCTCGCGGGTCGACTCGGCGTTCGACGCCATAAGAATCGACAGGCCCGCGATGGCGATGCCGATGATGCCGGACGCGATGCTAAGCATCCGCATGCCGGTGGCGGCCTTCTCAGCCGAGATGCCGACAATGCCGAGCGCCTTGCCGAGACCACCTTCGAGCGCGCCACTCAGGTCAGACACAAGACCCGAAAGGCCCTGCCACGCACGGAAACCGAGGTACACAGAACCGACCGCAGTCGCGAGCGCGGTGAGAACGTCAGGGTCGAATGCGTTGATGACGTCAGCCAGGAGACGAACCTCAGACAGCACGCCGCCACCGAGGGGCGCCAAGGCCGTAACGAGGTTGGTCGCGGCAGTGACGATCGACTCGATGGTCTGCATCACCTGAGGGAAGACCGAGCGCACGTAGTCGCCGAACGCGACCACACCACCACCGGACATCGACTCTTGGAAGCGCCGAGACAGGTCCACCACATAGGTGCCCGCGTCACGCAGCATCGGCTCGAGCTGAATGAGCGCCGACAGCAGGCCCGAAACGATGGCGCCGCCTGCGTTGCCCGTCATCGTGGAGAACTCGCCGATGATGCCGTTCAGTTGCGGCATCCGCGACTGAAGGTCACTCACAGACGCTTGGAGCGGCCCGAGGACGTTCGTCGCGGCAGTGTGCGCGAGGTCCATGACGGACGACTTGGCGTCGTCAAGGGTCGACTTGAACGTCAACCCTTGGATGGTGCCGCGCTTCATCTCGTCGCGAATGCCGACGACCGCGAGGACGCCAGCAGCGCCCATCGTGGCGAACCCGCCCGCGAGGCCGGCCGCGCCAGCAGCAAGCGGGACCAGTGCGGGGCCGAGGGTGAGGATGCTGGTGGCGAGGGCGCCCATCTGCTGCCGGTTCTCGCCGGCAGCCTTGGCGGACTTCTTGTGAGTGTCGACGACCTTCTCGCCAGACGTGACAACCTTGTCCTGCGCCTGCGTCAGACCGATGTTCGCGTCGTAAGTGCCCCACACTGCGTCGATCTCACCGCGGCGGGCACGAGTGAGCTCGGTCTGCGCGGTGAAGATCCGCGAAGCCTTACCCGAGTCGTTCGCCTCAATCAGCTTGAGTTCGGCGAGGCGGACCTTGTTCGTGGCGTCTTCGAGCTTGCGAGAGGACTTCGTCGCCTCATCGATGCCCGCAGCGGCAGAGCGAGCCGCAGCCGGGATGCGGTCAAACGACCGGGCATCGACATCGACATTGACCTTCTTGCCGTTCAGCGACTCAATCTCAAGGAGCGCCTGCTGAACCTCACGGTGGAACTGGTCGGCCTCCATGCGGAGGAACCCGACAATGCCACCGATGTTCGTTTCGCCCGCCACGGTTCCTCCTAGTCGTCACCCTGGGGTGCGAAATATCGATACAGGCGGGTGTCAGACGAGAGAAGGCCAGTCAGATACATCTCGAACTCGCGCCACGGCAAGTCCCGATGCTGCCCGAGCAGGAATATCCGGTACTCAGACGCGAAGTCAGCTACGACGAGAGGCCACTGCTTGCACAGGGTCAGGACGGAGATGCCTTCGCCGGCCTCGATCGCTTCGACGAACTCTTCGGGGAACTCGTACCACTCGAAGAGGCCGGTGAGGGGGTCTCTGTCTCCGCACCCGTACTGGTCGGCTGCTGCGGCTCGGTCCTCGCGAGGATCGCCGCCGCCATCGCTTTTGGGTCGACGCCGTTCTCCCAGATCGCCTCTGCGGCCTCGCGCCCCACTTCAAAGAAGGCTAGCGCGGCGAGTCCTGCGCGACCGATCGCCTCGGCCGGGACATTGTCGGCGACCATCTGATCCCAGGCGTCACCCATGACGAGGCGCCAAGTGTCGTCGGCGTCCATGCCGTCGAGTTCTGACGCCTCGCCGGCCTTGACCTTCTGGATGGTCAGCATGGCCGTATAGGACAGTTCGGGGACGGTGTATGACTTGCCGCGGATCGGGAACGTGAGCGGCTCAGGGGCAATGTCTTCCCATGACTTCATGGCTGGACTCCTTGGCTGTTGGCTGGGTGGCTGTGAGTGACGGGCGCGACCCAGCCAAGTCGCGCCCGTCACGATCAGAGGAATCAGCCTCGCGTGTAAGCGAGGCTGTTCGAGGAACCCGTCGCGTTCGTGACGACCACGACCGCAGAACCGGCCGTGCCGGCAGGCATGACGGCGACGAGGACGCCATCGGACACGACATCGAAGTCGGGGGCAGAGACGCCACCGAACTTGACCGTCGTGGCGCCTGTGAAGTTCGAGCCACTCACGCGGACGAGCTCGCCAGCAGCGGCACCAGACGGCGTCGCGGCGGACGCGACCGGGGCAGAAGCTGCGGTGCCGGGGTTCGTGATGGTGATGCGCTCACCGTCACCCATAAGGGTGATCGTGGCCGCGTCAACATCCTTCACACCGTCGTTGGCGCGCTCCCACTTGACGATCGCAACGCCCTGGTACGCCTCAGCGCCACCATTCTTGTCGTAGAACCGGACGCCGACGCGGGCACTGTCGCCGAACGTTCCGACGCACGCGCGCACAATCTCCTGGCCGGCGTCGAACAAGCCCGACGTGGTGCGGCGCCACACGGAAGCCGTGAGACCCCACGAGTTGCTGGTGATCTCGAACGAGTCCCACCCGTTCGTGTCGTAAGCGCTGGTGTCGACCGTGTTCGCGTCGACGGTCGGCTTCAGGGTGTAGATACCCTTCAGCTCGGTCCAGCCGCCAGCAAGGCTCAGGTCAGACGTGACGTCGACTCGGAACCTGCGGGCAAGAGCAGAGGTGTTGCTCATGTGCGTGCCTCCTTGGGGGCATGACAAAGGCGCCGCAGGAAGCAGCGCCAGGGTTGGTGCCCGCATGGGGCGGTGTGGGTGTGGCTGAGATCAGAACGAACGACCGGCCGTCAGAGGCAGGTCCACGTCCAGTTCGTAGTTGTCTGCGCGCGAGGTGCGCTTCAGACTGTCGATGCCAAGCGGCACCGCCGAAATGCGAAGACACTGGATCAGGTGCGCAGACCCGTAGGTACGGTCCTCGAGCCCTTGCAGCGCAGCGAAGATGTCGTCGGCGAGGTCGTCCGCGTCGACTGAGTTGTTAGCGACGCCGCGGATCATGACCTGAATGCGAATCGCGGACCGCGCCACCTTCGGCTCGTCTTGCGCTGAGTAGGCGCTGAGGGCGACGGCACGGTCTGGCGCCGACGGAAGATCGCCGAAGACGATTGGTGCCGTCACGCCAGCCGCAATGAGTTCGGCCTTGATACCTGCGAGAGTGTCGCGCGTGAAACTCACAGCCGCCTCCACAGGTGCTCGCCAGCCTTGTTGATGGCCTCATGGCCCTTGACGAGTAGCGCCGTCTCGAGGAACTTCGCCTCGCCGCCGCGGGGGTGCTTGAAGTGGATGTGCTCATGCACCCATCGCGCATAAGGGGTGCCGTACTCAATCGCGACAGCGTTATTGCCGGAACGGTCGCGCTTGATGACACCCGTGCCGCCGAGTCGGCCAGACTCCTTCGGCACGCGAGCCTCACTGTCCGCCAAGATGACCCGCGCGCCTTCATAGAGGTCGTCGTCGAGGCGCTGAGCCTTCGCTAGAACGTCGCGCAACCCACCCGAGAGCGTGTCGCGCCATTCGATGCTCACTTCAGCCGCACTTCGAGATGCTGAACTGCGGCGAACATTGGCGTTACCTGACGCCGCTTCACGGACTCGACCTGCATCACTGCACCCGAAGGCACCGTGACCCGCGACTCGGGTTTGAACACGTCCGCTTCGCCAATGTCGCAATAGAATGCTGTCACCGACGCAACGACGTCTCCCGTCGCACCAGCCGAGGTCAGGACCAGCCCATCATCGAGCATGCCCTTCACCTCGACCGGGTCCGCGTACGTGTCGCCATAGTCACCGGCGCCTGTGTAGGTCTCGACAGTGACTGCCTGACCGAATAGCGCGTCGAGTCCACTCATGGCGCATCCGGCAGAAGGTCGATACTGAAAGCACCAGACCGGCCGGCAAGGCGACGCAACGTTGCCCGTTCTGACTTCGACAGATAGAGGCCGCCGATGCCCGTGTTGGAGTTTTGCGCACCAAACGATATAGCGGCTGACCCCAGGCTCATCTGGTGAGCCGACGTGACATTGCTGTAAGCCCGCGCCGCCACCGCAAGTTCGATGCCCTTGCCGAGCTCCGGCACGGGCGATACGACCGTCTCGCACAGGTCGTGCGCCAACTGAAGAAGGAGAGGGCCACGAGGGTCGGCCGGGTCGAGGGTTGATCCCAGATACACCCCAAGCTCTTCGGGTGTAGCGAGCGGAGTGCTCACGTCAGCCTCCTAAGGCTCGGGGTGTATCTGGGAGTGGGTCAAACCTTCTCGACGAAGCCGAGGCTCTCGAGGTGCTCGATCGACGCCTTGGAGGCATGGCCTGGGACCACGTCATCCTTGGAGAGGTAGAACACCTTGTCGCCCCGCTCGCTCTTGAGCTGAACCAGGGCTGCGGTGACGCGATACTCGGTCACGGCTGCCTGCGCGGGCTCGGACGCCTTCACGCTGGAGCGCGCCTTACCCTTGGACTCGAGGTCAAGAACGCGCTCGACCTCCTCATCCGAAGCGCTGGCAAGGTAGTCGTTGATCTCGTCCACCTTGTAGTCGCCAGGGTCCGACTCCGGGCCGAACGGAGCCTTCTCGTCAGCCATCTCAGGCGACGCCCGAGATCTTGAAGCCGGCGTTCGGGTCGGTCACGACCGGAACGAAGTTGGCACGAGCGCGCAGCCGGTAGGCGTCGTTCTCGTCCACGCGCATCGTCTTCGACTCGACGAGGTCGCCGGCGGGCAGGTAGCCGCCGCCGAGCGACTCGGTCGCGATGAAGCCGAGCTGGTCGGTGTCAACGACCCAGGCGTTCGTGCCGACGTTGCCCGGCAGGTTCGCGGCCGGAACCGGGATGACCTGCAGGCCGGCGAGAACCTCGAAGCGGCCCGAGTAGACCGGGTTGTTCTGCGACTCGCGCTGCATCGCCGCGGCGATCGTCGGGTCAGATGCGAGGTAGGCCCACGTCGAGTCGTCCACGAGAAGCGCGTTCGGGTTGTAGCCGAGGTTCTGTCCCCGGACGTCAGCCTTGGCACGCAGGATGTCCTGCAGGATGCTCGGGGTGGTGCCGGAGCCGTCCCACTTCTGCTTCGCGGGGCGGGTCTGCGTGATGGCCGACGCCACGACGGACAGCACCGACGTGTCGATCGCCAGCGCAGCCGAGTTCACGAGCTTCAGGAGGCCCTTGTTGACCGGGTCCATGTTGCGGCGCTTGACAGCCTCGTCGGTGACGAGGGTGTCCTTGCCCCACTTCGTGACCCGAGCCAGACCGGCAGGGCCGTCCGAGATCGGCGTCATGCTGTACTCAGCACCCGGGGCGACAACCTCAGGGCCGGCGTCGGCGAAGATTCCCTCGACGAGCTCGTAGCCGACGGCGCCGCCGTTGGTGTCCTGACGGCCGGTCAGGATCTGCGAGCCGACGTAGCGCAGGTCGCCGAGCGTCTGGAGACGGCGGGCGACGAACTGCGGGTTTGCGAGGAAGCGGGAAGCGGTGACATTGGGGTCCGACAGAGTCGCCGGAACCGGGGGATAGGTAGCGATGAGAATCACCTCACGTGAGAAGCGGAGAGGCGACCACGCCGTCTCCTAGAGGAACTGGGGGAAGTGCAGTGACCCGCGAGGGGTCAGCGGCCGAACTGGATGCGGACCTTGTTGCCCGTGGTGGCAGTCGTCAGCGCGACGCCGACCTGCTGCCCAGCCGGAGGAGTCGCCGACGTGGCGACCGTGCCAGCAGCACCCGCGATGACGGGGTCGCCCGCCGTGACGGTGCCCGACGCGATGCAGAGCTGCACCCCACCCGAGTAGATGGTGATGTTGTCGTTCGTCGCACCGTCGAATCCGGCGACGCCGACGACGGCGGTCGAAGCGGCGCCCGCGGGGGCGACCGTTCCAGAACCGGAGACTGCGACAACCTGACCGGCAGTGACCGTGGCCGAAGCCTTCAGAGTCAGAGCCTGACCAGGCTTGAAGATGGGAAGGTACTCGGCCATGAGCCGGCCTCACTTTCATTCGTTGAAGAGTGTTGGTTTCAGCGCGCCTGACGGCGAGCGGCCTCGTCGGGGAAGTACGCGAGGTACTCCGCGTCATCCGAGTTGGGTGCGCCAGAACCGGAAGCCCCCTGGGCCGGGTTCGGAGCGGGAACGCGAGATGTGGGCGACTTGCCCAGGTGTGGCTTGCGGGCCAGCAGGTCCGCGAGGTCGCCCTTGATCGCGTCGACGTCGACGTCGCCGTCAGCCGTGGCGTACTTCTTCAGGTCGAGGAACGCGCCCGCGTCGGACGGGTCCGCGAAGGCGTCGGCGGCGAGCGCCTTGACCTCAGATTGGACCGCACGGTTGAGCAGGCCCTCAGCCCTGGTGGACTCGCGCTGGGCGGCTTCCTGAGCGCGCTCCAGATCGGTCTTGGATGCCTCTACGAGGCGGTTGTAGTCGGCGAGCGCAGGCTCGGCCTCACGCAGCTTCGTGCGGTAGTTCGCCGCCTCATTGCGAGCCTTGGTCACTTCACCAAGGACAGCGTCGCGGGCGGTGTCATCGAGGCCGGCGAGCAGGTCCGCCAGGGACTTCTTCTGCTCGGCAGGCTTGGGCGCCTCAGGGGACGCTGCAGCAGGCTCCTGAGATGCATCAGTGGCACCCGCGGCGGGGGAAGTCGCTTCGGGGGCAGGGGTGGTCGGCTGTTCAGACATGGCAGGCCCTCCTGGGGCGGTTGAGTGATTCCCCGCGCCAGGCGGGAATGGGTCGAGCTATTCGCCGAGGTACTTGCGAATCTCGGCCAGCCGGTTAGCACGCCATGCAGCGGCTGCCGGAGTCTTTGCTGGAGGCAGTGCCTCCAAGATGCGCTGCTGAGCGCGCTGGTTATCCGGCGTCATGCCGGACGGCTTCGCGTAGGACTCGCCACGCTTTGACTTCGATGACTTTCCGGGGGAGCCCGTCACGGGACGGCCCTCGACGGCCTGACGAAACGCCGTGCGCGCGTCCTGCCCACTGCGACCCTTAGTCGACTCCGCCCAAAGGCGTTGCGCCTCACGGACCTTCGCGGGCGGCTCATAGTTGCCGAACACTGGCTCTGCACTGCACTTACAGTCGCCACCGGAGCCATTCGGCTGCCGAGTGTGAGCGCGGAAACCCGCACTCTTCTTCGACTTATAGAGTGGTCGCAGAGCGAGCATCAGGCAGAACGAGCAGGCATCAGCATTCGGGACGCGCGCCCAGCCCTTCGCCTCGCGGTCCACCGCAGTAGCCGACAGCAACTGCCTACGTCCAGCCTCGAGCACCAGATGCTCAGCACCAGAACTCAGTGCGTCGTGCGCCGACTTCACGTCCGGCTGCGGCGCCAGCAGTGGTGCGACAGCATCCGCAACGAGCGCATCGATGAACCCCTCTGGCGCCGAGGGTGCGACAGGGATGGAAACCCTGCCAACCACTCCGGCATCCACTCGCGCCGTTCGGTAGAACTCCGCAGCGGCCGCCGCAGAGGCCCCACCGAAGTAGTCGATGATCGCCTTGATGGCCTCACGAAACAACGGCACCGTCTCCGACAGTCGCGCCACGTCAAGCAGACCCCACGCCCGCTCAAGCAATGGCACGATCAGCGAGGCAAGCGCCTCCTGGCCGAGCTGATGATCCTCAGCCGGCCGGGTTGGCATCAGTCACCACTGCGGGCGCGGGAGTGGTTGGCGCCTTCATTGCATCGAGAGCCCGAGCGCGAATGTCAGCCAGTGCCACCTGACCCGCCTGAGCGGTCCTGTCGAGCTCCAACTGTGCCCGCTCGGTCGGGTTGATGCCCAAGTGCTTCAAAGTCACGTCAGAGTGGGGCGGCAGCACGTCCGCCTGGACCATCTTTTGGATGGTGTCGCCCGTCATGGGTGGCGGCATAAACACCGACTGCCAGTCGGCCGACATCCGCTTAAACTTCGCCGGGAGCGCGCCATTGTTCTGGAACCGCATCGCAAGTTGCATGACCTCGACGATGGACACGCCGAACTGCGCCTGCTTGCGTATCGTGCGACGGTTGCGGCGGGTCTCTGTGGCGTCGTACGTTTCGGGCGACGTCGGATTGCCCTGCGTGTAGAGACCAAGATCCTGCGGCGGTGACGCAAGAATGCCAGCCGCCTGCGAGGCATACATCTCGATCAACTTAGTAAAGGTCGAAGGGTCATAAGCGACCATCTGCTTCACTTCAGGCAGATTACCGTCGTCGTCCCGCTCCAGCGCGAGAATGTGATTGATGTACGTGTCCCACGCCTTGCGAACCTGACCATTGGGGTTCTGGAAGTCAGACTCGGAAGCACCCAAGAGCAGCTTCTGCGGCACCGAGTAGAGCTCTCGCGCCACCTCAAGCCCGAGAAGGGTCCGGCATGCCCCATCAACGATCGACTGAAGTTCCGGCGTGATCTCCGAATATCCGTTTCGGTTATCCGTACGCGGATTGTTAGGCATCCGCACCATAGGCACGTAGCCGAAGCCGTGACGGTCGCGACTAATGACAGCCCACTGACCCCTGTCGTCGCGACCCAAGTTGATCGTCTGATCGGGCAGCATCAAAGACGCGCGGTGCTCAACACCCTCAGCGTAAGAGTGCATCGCAGCCTCGACGCGACGGCCCGAAAGGTCCCACCGGGCAGCCACATTCAACGGCGACTCAACAGTGATCCGAGGGGCGTCCCCAGGCTCTTCAGCCGATCCGACCATCCACCACGCGCGCCCCAGTGCGAGCGCATCCGTGAATGCCAAAGACTGCTCAGCATCCAAACCGGACTCAGCCCACACGTCTGCAAGGTCCGGGTCGACATCAGTCGCCCCAGGCAGACGGAAACCCTCAATGGCGAGGCGCTCCACATACGGGTCGACAGCCCCCCGCGGCCACCCCACCAGAGTCCGCAACTTGAGCGCGAGCTCCTTCGGGATGGCGATCTCGAGGTTGTCGATGACCTGAGCACCCATGAAATAGGCGTTCGTCAACTCCATGTTGACCCGGTCCTGGGTGGACGAAACCCCAAGACGCGCAATGATCCGCTTCTCATCGTCAGACAAAGCAAGCAGCGGCAGGGTCGGGATGCTGACAGGTGAGAACGCTGGGGGCGTCCAGTCGGAAAACCCGGCCATACCTCACGCCCCTTCGATTCAATCGAGCACGAGAACGCGACCCTTGCCAGGTGCGCCCTTTTTCATGGACAGCAGGTAGATGCGCCGAAGCGCACGAGCGCCGATCAGACAAACCGCGAGGTCGATCTTGTGGCGCGATTCACGGTTGTCCTTACGGACCGAAACGCCCCACTTGCCAGGGGCGCGTTTAGCATTACGCAGGTGCTCCACGAGCACTGATGACGGGGCAAAAGTGACCGCACCACTCTCAAGTTCTGAAAGCGTCTGGTCTGCCGACTCGACAAATGTCTTCTGGTTCATCTCCAGTGCCATATCGAAAGCCACCGCGTGCGCCCGAGTGCCGGCCTTTACTGGATGGCACTTCAGCCGGCGCCCGTATCTGTGCGACCACTCGTCCACGAGCGGCCACCAGAACCGGGCATCACCCTCCGCGTCATCGTCCTTCGCGTGAGACGGGTCAAACCAGAACGCCGCAACCTTGTAACGCGCCATGGCGGCAATGACCGCATTATCGACGGCGTCACGATCGACGATCGCACCCTTCTTCGGCTGCTGGACGTGCAACACCTGAGCATGCCCGTCTGAGATGCGCATGGCTACGAGACCTGTCGCGTCATCACTCTTAGAGCCGTCGCCAAACAGAACAACATGGTCACCCTCGGCGAGTGAACCAAGCGCCGCGCCGGCACGCTCCGCGAGCTGAATATCCTTTGGATCTGCCCACGCATCCTCGGCTGCAGTGATCTGGTTGTACCACTTACGCCGAGACTCACTGGGCGCGTTCGACGGGTTCTTGATCGAATTGAGAATGCGCTTCACGTTCAGCCACACCGAGTCACCTCGGATTGCTTCAACAACGCTCGGTGCATCCTCAACCGTCAGCGGTGCCTCCGGGGGTGCCTCGAGTGAGTCATAGAGCATTCCAAAGTCGGCAGCCGTTGGGGGCTGACAGTCGAGGCAGTCAGAAGGCCACTCTTCGTCACCCTTGTGGACGTCACAGCGACTTCCCACGGTCTTTTCGTAGCCTTCTCGGGCTCGCTGTCCGACCGAGTCTTCACCAGGGCGATATGCGTTGCAGATGTCTAGCTGGCGCGAGGGAGCGAGATCCTCATCGGCCTTCGCCATATTTCCCTCGATCGCCCCAGCGAGCGCGTGACCGCCGTTGCTCTCATTCCAGTTCTGCGTCTCGTTGCGGATGATGAGCGTCGGACGCGGACCCTCGAGTGACATGACCGACGAAGTGACTGCCTCAATGTGAGCGACATCGCCGCGCGCCCACACGTCGAGCTTTCCGACCTGCAACCCATACTTGGCCCGCGTCTCAGGCGGAACAAGCGCCGGGAAGAGAGGCATGGTGTTGCGCTTGATCTGGTCCTGACTGACGCCGACGATCTGCACATATGGCTGCGGGATTTGTCGGCCGATCGGGACGTCGCCATCCCAGTGGTCGAACATGGCATCTTCGGAGCAGATATGGGTTGTCGAGTCAGTGACCGCGAGCGGGTCTTTACCCCAACCCTTGAGCCGCTGGAGAACCTGTGTCGGGTAAAGAAATGAGCCGGTCTCTGGGTCGATTGCGTCGTGCCACAGCATGAATCGCGCCTGCTCGAGCGTGTAGACCCACGAGCCGCCCTTGGGAGACCGCAGATTCAAACCAGCCCATGCCAGGTTTCGCCAACCGAGCGTGAACGCCGGCAAAACCCATCCGTTGTCATACTGCCACGTCGGGCCGATCTTTACCGGCTCCCACGCAAGGTCAGTCGGCGGCGTCGCACGCTGCAATTGGTCCTCATACCAGGCGATGACCTCGCGGTAGTCGGAATCCTTCGGGCGAACCTGCGAAGCGGCCGAAAGGCTACGCGCCACGGCCCCGAGCAGCGCCCGGAGCCCACGAGGACTGCGCCGCCGCACGGTTCTGGTTCGTCTCGACGCCAGTAGCGTCATCCGGCAGCTTCAGGCGGGCCAGCAGCGACGCCTTCTGCGACTCCTGCGTCCGCAACTCGCCGATCAGGGGGTGGATCACATCCTGACCCATCGACCCCTTCGTCAGCATCGGGCGGCCATCAGCCTCCCACGCCCCACGCAGGCTCTCGATCATGTCCGCGGCACGAGCAGCACCCAACAGGGTCGCCGCCTCATCCGGGCGAAGCTCATACTTACCGGCGATCGACTGCCACAGGGCGGCGCCAGCCTTACCGAGTTCCGCGGGTGCCTTCTGCTTGGACATGACGGCCTCCTGGGCCTAGGGAGAACCCACCGCCAGGGTGGGGGATATTCATGGGACGCATAAGGCAGGCCCGAAAAAATGAGAACCGTTCGCACGCAGGCTGGCGGCTGCT